TGGTTGCCATCATAGAAAATCCATTGTATTCTGTGATGAACGAGCCAAATAGCACTCTTAAACGACTGCTTAAAAAGCTTGCTATCCTGGATGCAATTGATGAGCAAAGCGGAGCCGGAAAACTCGATCTCATCATTCAACTTCCATACGTCATTAAAACTGAGGCACGACGGGCCCAGGCCGAAACGCGTAGAAAAGACATCGAGATGCAGTTGGCCGGGTCAAAGTATGGAATCGCCTACACCGATGGAACCGAGCGAGTTACTCAGCTTAATCGTCCAGCCGAGAACAACCTAATGACACAGATTCAGTATCTGACGAGCATGCTTTACAGCCAATTGGGATTGACAGAAGATGTGTTTACAGGAAAAGCGGACGAAGCAACTATGCTGAACTACAGTAATCGCACCATTTCGCCAATCGTGTCAGCAATTGTTGATGAGTTCAAACGCAAGTTTCTTACCAAAACAGCCCGTACTCAAAATCAGTCGATAATGTATTTCCGCGACGCATTTAGTCTTGTTCCTGTGAATGAATTGGCCGATGTGGCCGATAAGTTTACAAGAAACGAGATACTTTCCTCTAATGAGATGCGTGCTATTATCGGTTATAAGCCATCAACAGATCCAAAAGCTGATGAATTGCGGAATAAAAACTTAAACGCATCAGGTAATACGAGCTCTAACGAGACGCCCGCAGAAGATGCGAAAAAAATGGAAGGAGACTAATCAAATGGCTGAAAACAAATTCGATTTTAGTGGATACGCCACTAAGAATGGTCTTAAATGCTCTGACGGGCGTACCATCCTTAAGGACGCATTTAAGCACCAGGACGGTCAGACAGTTCCTCTTGTCTGGCAGCATCTACATAATGAACCGTCTAATGTCCTTGGGCATGCGGTTCTTGAAAATCGTGAGGATGGAGTGTACTGCTATGGTACCTTCAACGACACCGAAGCCGGCAAAAATGCAAGAGCACTGGTCGCCCATGGCGATATTTCTTCGCTTTCCATCTATGCCAATCAGCTTCAGGAGAAATCCAAGAATGTTATTCATGGTTCAATCCGCGAAGTAAGCCTTGTCCTTGCCGGCGCTAATCCTGGCGCGTGGATTGACAATCTCAGCTTTGCTCATGCGGACGGGACAGAGACCACTGTCGAAGACGAGGTGATTTACTCGTCCGGAGTCGCTCTGGCTCACGAGGATGCCTCACCTCCCGCAAAAGCGGATACCAAAGACGATCGCACAGTCGCCGACGTATTCAATACGTTGAACGAAGAGCAGAAAACGGTCGTTTATGCAATGATCGCTCAGGCATTGTCCGAAGGCGACGCAACGCCCGCAAAAGTTGAGCATGCTGACGGCGTCGATGCCATTCAGGAAATGTTCAACGCGCTTGACGAAGAGCAGCAGGTCACTGTGTACACCGCCATTGCCCATGCGTTTGGCGACACCAATTCCGAGGGCGTCCTAGAACATTCTAATAATGAAGGAGATTCAATCATGAAGAAAAATGTATTTGACCAGACGACCGAGCCCGAGAAGAAGAACATTCTGTCTCATGATCAGCTCGAGACCATTGTCGCTGATGCTCAGCGTCTTGGCTCCCTGAAAACCAGCTTCCTGCAGCATGCTGCCGAATATGGTTTTGATCCTATCGGCGTCCTGTTCCCGGACGCAAAGTATACCAACCAGAATGGCCCTGAGGTCATTAAGCGTGAAGACAGTTGGGTAACCACCTTCCTTGGTGAGTGCACCCATACTCCGTTCTCCCGCATCAAGACCTCAGTTGCTAACATCACGGCCGATGAAGCTCGGGCCAAGGGCTACGTCACTGGCAGCCTGAAGAAAGAGCAGGTCGTTCCTCTGCTGAAGCGTACTACGACTCCGACAACCATCTACAAGAAGCAGAAACTCGACAGAGATGACATCGTAGACATCACCGATTTCGACGTTGTCATTTGGCTGAAAGGCGAGATGCGCGGCATGCTCAACGAGGAACTGGCTCGCGCGATTCTGGTTGGCGATGGCCGTGACGCTTCCGATGAGGACAAGATCAATGAGGGCAACATCCGCCCGATCATCAGCGACAACGCCGACGTCTACATCCACAGAAGTGCGGTGGCCTTTTCCGCTACGGCTGATGACATCATCGACGAGTTTATCCGTATCAGAAAGTACTACAAGGGCTTCGGAAATCCGTCTCTGTACTGCGGAACTGATCTGCTGACTGACATGCTGCTTCTCAAAGATACTCTCGGCCGCCGGATCTACAAGGATGTGACTGAACTCGCATCTGTTCTGCGTGTCAGCAAGATTGTTGAGGCTGAGATTCTGAACGGTGCCACTCGCGAAGTCAGCGAAGGTGTTGTGAACACCATCCTTGGCATTGTGGTCAATCCGAAAGACTACACTATCGGTGCTGATAAGGGCGGCGAAGTGTCGATGTTCGACGACTTTGACATCGACTACAACCAGTACAAGTATCTGATCGAGACTCGTGTCTCCGGCGCTCTTACGAAGCCGAAGTCTGCGCTGATTCTCGAGAGACAGCCCTCTGGTACTTAATCCTGCCGCCCAACTTCAAAATGGGGGCGCATAGAAAGTGAGGTAAACATATGGCAAAATTTTACGGCGAAATCGGGTTTGTATTTGACCAGGTAGAGAACGTACCTGGTGTCTTTAAGGACTCGATTGTCAAGCGGAATTACGCCGGCGATGTTCTCCGAAACGTTAGCAAGATGCAAAAAGGCGAAAATCTTAATGACAATCTGACAATAGACAACAAACTCAGTATTGTCGCCGATCCATTTGCTAATGAGAACTTCTATGCTATGCGTTTTGTTAACTGGATGGGGACCTTTTGGAAAATTTCATCTGTTGAAGTCCAGAGGCCCCGTCTTATCTTGACGATTGGAGGGGTGTATAATGGGCCAACGGCTTGACCTCCATGCACTTCTCCAGTCTGTAATTGGGGCGCGATCTGATGGAAAACCCAATCTCTACTTTCAACCTCCAAGTACAGTCAAGATGAACTATCCCTGCATTATTTACAGTCGTAATGATGCTGATGAGAAGCGTGCTAATAATGGGCTATACAACTTTACCTGGGGTTATTCTATTATGGTAATCGATCCTGATCCTGATAGTTTGATTCCTGGCAAAGTTCTGGCGCTTCCTATGTGCGCTTTTGACAGACACTATACGGCTGATAATCTTAATCATGATCTATTCAACATCTATTATTAAGGAGGAACCATAAATGGCTACACTTGTATGGGACGATACCGGCAAAAGATTGTACGAAACTGGTGTACAGAACGGCGTCCTTTATCCTCGTAATTCGAGTGGTGCATATCCTCTTGGTGTAGCGTGGAACGGCCTCATTTCAGTAACTGAGAGCCCTTCCGGCGCAGAATCCAACAAGGTGTATGCCGATAATATCACATACCTCAATCTCATTTCCACGGAGGAATTCGGCGCGACGATTGAGGCTTATACATACCCCGATGAGTTTGCGGCCTGTGACGGTTCTGGCGAACTTGCCACGGGTGTCTTTATCGGGCAGCAGAGCCGCCAGGTCTTCGGCTTGGCTTACAAGTCTATTCTCGGCAACGACGTTGCTGGAAACGACCTTGGCTACAAACTACATCTGATCTACGGCGCCAACGCGGCTCCGTCCGAGAAAGCCTATGCAACCATCAACGATTCTCCAGAGGCAATCACGTTCTCTTGGGAAGTCACGACAACCCCGATCGAGGTTACAGGATTCAAACCGACAGCGTCGATTACTATCGATTCCACTAAGGTCCCCGCTGCCAAACTTGCAACTCTCGAGACGATTCTCTTTGGTTCGGCCAATGCCGATCCTCGTCTTCCGCTTCCGAACGAAATCGCAACGCTCATGGCCGCTGATGCTCCTTCTGCGCTGGCTCTGTCGAGCATTGTTCCGGACGATGACGATACTGACGTGGCTATTGACTCCACGATCGTTCTCACGTTTAACAACAAGATCGACTCTGAGACGATTACAGTCGCCTCTGAGGGCGGTGACCTGATCGCAGGAACCAAGTCTTGGGATGCGACCGGAAAGATCCTTACCTTTACTCCGACAGCCAGCCTAACCAACGCGACGATGTACATCGTTACTATCGCTGGCGTGGCCGACATCTATGGGCAGTCCCTGGCTACGGCAGTAAAGAACTTCATGACTGTTGACGTCTAAGTAATCCAATCAATCTTTGGGGAGTCGTATTCAGGGTGACGGGCTGGCGGCTCCCCATCTTTTAATTCTTGAAAGGAGAATTACCATGCTTAAAAAGACAATGACCTACACTGACTTTG